CAAGGTCGAGCGGTTTAGGATCAGCCTCGGGCTTAAGGAACTCATGCCACGGCATGTTCTGCATCTCGACGGTCGAAACTTTGCCGTCATTATTGACCTTGAACTGCCCCTGTTTGGCAGTGTCTGTCTTATTTTCAGTGTCAAAAGTAACGCCAGCAAACGTCTCGAGGTACGGAATAATGTCGTTCGCACGAATAACCTTTGCTTCCCTTGCCAGATAGTAGGCGCGAGTTAACAAGGAACAATCGCCACCCTTGCCGTTCTGCATAGTAGCAACACGATGCTCAGTAGCTGAAACAAGCATGATATGCATGGCGTTCTTGACTTTAGTTACACCGCCAAGAAAAGACTTTTCAGCCTTGTTGAAAGTATCACGATGCGACATTGTTTTTCCTTTCAGTTTAGCATTGCACTATTGCAACACAATTATCCCCACGATTGTCAGCCGTGGGGATTGTTCTATTGCAATTTGTTGTGTTAGCTTGCCAATCCCATGTTCCAGTGAGACATAGCAGGATTGAACGGGCGGTATCGGCTTATATTTACCTTTCAGGATTTACGGAAGCGATACACGTACTCCACATTATGGGTTGGCGAGACCTGTTAGTTTTGCGTACTTAAACGCGCCTTGTGTACCCTTAATTCGTGCTTGCTACGTCAAACGTCCGAATTGATTAGAGCTGTTAAACAATCGTCAATTCATGGGGACAAGCTATTTTTTTATTATTTGGATATTACAGGACGCCCACATATAGTGCGCTTGCACCCTGTTACCTGCCACTTGTTGTCCAGTTAACGACACTATACCTACGTCCCAACAAAGACGTGCCCCGTCAACCGCACGGATTTCCACCGCTCGCGCATGTACATTACCAGTACATTTCACCTACTTATTCCACTAGGCTTTCGGGCGGTACGCTTGCGCGCAACCTATTGTCCGGTTCCATACTTACCTAGTAGCCCGCAGGCTACACCCTGATTTACCGTGACCCGCGAGGGTTGAGTGGCCTGCCCTAGGTGCCGGGCTATGTCGATGAGGGCATTTAGGGGATATTCGCCTATCGAGTAAATATCTTTTATCGCATAGCTGATATGCAAATTGTGCATGGCTTACACATACGCGCGTTCTTTATATATATGGGAAACAATAGGACAGCACTACTGACCTAACCTTTGGTTGAGCCAGGATTAAGAGAATACAACTAAATGGTGTAGCTTTGACTATCTTGGAAGGTGCGGACAAAACGTGAACAATGAATAAATGTTTCCTGACAGGGTATGCACTAGGCGCATAACTCACGCTATCTGGGATTGAATACGTAACGTAAACATACAATCAAATGGTGTACTTATTCACATATTTGAATATACCGATATAAACGCTAGGTGGGTTGGGAAGCTCACACAGTGGCCAAATATTTCTAGGTGGAATGATACCGGGCATTTGTTCCGCTTGTGTGTGGCCATTTATAGGGCTTTGAGAGCCATATGAATATAGTCTATTCGTAGGTATAGTGTCCTGATATAAAGATTCCTTTATGTGTTTCCTAATGGACAAGGAAAGCACAATACATTCAAACTTTTAGATATAAACATATCTTTATATGCTTAAATGGGAATGTGTCTAGGCGTGATACACAATGTTATAACATTACATCATATTGAATGCTCATTCAGAATAAACTACCTACAGTATTTATTCCTAGCGTAGGACTAGGGGTGCACCTAGGGGTACAAGGGGGTGCGGGGGGGTGCACCGGGGGATGTACCACACCAAGAAAATTACTAAGAGAAATGTGCCACATAGTATAATTAACGTTAGGTAAGAAGCGCCTATAGTAATTACCTATTGCTCATATACTAAAATCGCCTTAGCATACCATTTTAGGGATTGACAGGGTTTGCGCCTATTGGTATAATAAACTATAGGAACAAGAGAGATACGTAAGAACCCTATATATTACTTAAGTAACTACTCTAGAGTAACGATAGCATAGTAGTTATACATACTTCAGTATTTATAATCATACTATAGTATAATTATTCCTAAACAATAAGTACCTAAACAGTATTACTTAAGTAAATACTTTAGTAATATAGGGTATTCATATAATTCTTTTTCTTGTTATCATATTTTCTTGTTATCACAGCATAGGATTTGTTTAGGGTATGAATAAGTTTAAGGCGACTAATGGAGTTCATCTACTAAAGCCACTATTCTATGAACAGGCTTACGATGATCCCTCTAGGGCTTTGTACACACTAACGTATGAAGATCACCCCAAAGGCTATCTTTCTTTGTATAGGCTCTATCTGGAGATGGAGGATGTTACAGAGTTTGAGTTTGCCAATACTTACTTTGATGGTATGCCTCACTGGCGTAAACTATGTAAGTGTGGGTGGTTTAAACCTCTACTAGAGGAAATGCGTAATGACTTACAGTTGAAGCTACAGTCACGAGCCATTCGTGGCATTGCCATAGAAGCCTCAACAGATGATTCCCGTAATAAGTTTTCTGCACTAAAGTATCTGGCTGACAAGGGTTACGTACAGAAGGCAGACAGTAAACGTGGTAGGCCATCGAAGGAAGAGGTAGAGTCCACTAAGAAGCAGATTATCTCAGAAGACAATGAGCTTAATGAAATCCTACAAAGGTTAAACTAAGATGGCACCAGAGAAGTCCAAGGACGAGAAATTAGATGAGCTTCTTCACAACTATGAGGTACTCCTTGAAGTTGCGGAGAAGGAACGTACTTGGACTGGCATTAAGAAGTGGCTAAAGGAAACAGTCATACTTATTGCCACAACCATCATTGTTATTTTTGGTGCAATCAAGGCTTATGTGGAGTATTTCAAGAATGGCTAAAGACCCTCGCCTAGAACGTGCTGGTGTGTCTGGGTATAACAAACCTAAACGTACTCCCTCTCATCCTACCAAGTCTCATATTGTTGTTGCCAAGGAAGGTGACAAAGTTAAGACTATTCGCTTTGGACAACAGGGTGTAAAGACTAATCAGACTGCTGGGCAACGAGAAGCATTCAAGTCTCGTCATGCAAAGAACATCTCAAAGGGAAAGATGAGCGCAGCCTACTGGGCAGACAAGGTTAAGTGGTCACCCTCTAAGACTAGTTCTCCTTCCAAGAAATGGGTTAAGGGTTCGTAATGCCTAAGATCACACTAAACAATATTGGCACTCTGGAGGACAACTCAGCACTAGCAAAGCTGAATGAAAACTTCCAGACTATTGTTGATGAATTTGATAACGTACCATCACGAGACGGTACTAGCCCTAGTGCTATGCTTGCTGACTTGGACATGAACTCCAATCAGATTCTTAACCTACCAGACGCCACTACTGACCAAGAACCACTAACTTATGGGCAGTTCAATGTTTACTATGCTGATATTCTTTCCAAGGCTGCACAAGTAACATCAGACAAGGCAGCGGTAGAGTCTCTTTATGACCAATTCGATGATCGCTATTTAGGCTCAAAGGCTTCTGATCCTTCTGTAGACAATGATGGTCAAACATTACTAAGTGGTGCTTTGTACTACAACTCAACGATACAACAACTAAAGTTTTACAATGGGTCTGCTTGGCAACGTATCAACCCCATTATCTCTGTGTCATCTACGGCACCGTCAAACCCAGAAGTAAATGATCTCTGGTTAGAAATCTAGAAAGGAATATACTAAATGGCTGCTGGAACTTTTACACTCTACGATACCGTAGCTGAATTACTTGGGGATGGTACTATTGACCTAGATACCAACACTTTCAAGCTAATGCTAGCTACATCTTCTTACACACCTTCTGCTGCACATGATGAGTATGCAGACGTATCAGGTGCCGAAGTAGCAAATGGCAATGGCTATACTACTGGTGGTGAAACTCTTACTTCTGTTACTTGGTCACAGACATCAGGTGTAGCTACCTTTGACAGTGCTGACGTAGTATGGACTGCTTCTGGTGGTTCTATTACTGCTCGCTATGCAGTGCTCTATGATGACACCTCAACTGGTGATAAGCTAATTGGCTATGTTCTTCTAGACACTACTCCTGCTGATGTTACTGCCACTGATGGTAACACTCTCACTATTGCTCCTTCAGCCAATGGTTGGTTTGATCAAACAGTAAATCCAGCTTAAGGATAGCCTAGATGGCTGTATCACTTAAACATAACTTTGTATCTGCCGTAAGTGACGGTGGGGACAGCAACCTTGTTCAGCCTTCCAACTGGAACGAAGAGCATGTTCTAACTCTAGGTGCTTCAAAGATACTAGGGCGCTATACTGGTACAACTGGTGCAGCACAAGAGATTACGCCATCTACTGGGCTTAACTTAGACTCTGGGACTGGTAACCTTACTGTAACTATCGGAACAGATGTTCAGGCATACGACGCCACGCTGAACTCCATTGCTTCGCTTGGCACCGCCGCTGACAAATTGGCATATACTACCGGCGTAGACACTTGGGCCGAGACAGCCATTACCTCCTTTGGCCGGTCGCTGATTGACGATGCTGACGCTGCGGCTGCACGGACGACGCTGGGGCTTGAGTTGTATGCTGAAAGCCTAAGCAGCCCTATTTCACCATCCGCTACTGGCATAAACACGGTGGCCATTGGAGATGGTGCGATTTCATCTGGTGGTATAGCTATTGGCACAAATGCCTCGACTACAAGTGGCCTTGCACTGGGTTTTAGCGCTACTTCAAGCGCAACTCAAGGGACCGCCATTGGCTATCAGGCGATTGTTCAGTCTGGATCATACGCAACTGCATTAACAAGATCCTACGCTTCCGGCGCGGACTCCTTTGCAGTAGCCATCACCAACGCCTTCGGTTCCTACGGCGCTACCGGAGCAAACTCGGTGGCGATTGGGTATCAGGCGAAGGCAACTGGGGCAGATAGCATAGCAATAGGCGATGCGAATATTTCATCCGCACAGGGTTCTACCACCTTTGGCGGGGCCGGAAATACGGCCTCTGCGAGTTATTCACTCGCAACTGGATATCAATCCCTGTCCAGCATTGTAGGTAAGTCGGCACGCGCCTCTGGTCAATTCTCGGCTCAAGGCGATGCCCAAACCGGTATTTTCGTTTTCCGCTCCGACACCACCGACGCAACGCCCGAAGCACTTACCACCAACAACAGCGCCGCGGGCACCACCAACCAAATCATCCTGCCCAACAACTCTGCCTACGCCTTCCACGGCACTATTGTGGCACGAGAGCAAGCATCGGCAGGCACCGACTGCGCAGCGTGGAAGATCGAGGGCTTGATCCGGCGTGAGGGCAGCGCAGGGACGACAGTGCTGGTGAACAGCGCCACGACTGTCATCGACAACACGCCATCTTGGGGCTTGGCACTGAGCGCAGACACAACAAACGGTGGCCTCAAGATTGAAGTGACTGGGGCAGCAGCAACCAACATTCGGTGGGTCGCTACGATCCATACGTCTGAAGTAACCTACTAAGGAGGCCACGATGGCTATTCAACTCGACCTGACCAACAGCCAGTATGGCACCCCGTTTGCTGGCGCTTACTTCCGCATCGTCACTGCGGCTGTCTCTCGTATGCGCGAGGGTGGCCCCAAGTTCACTGTGATGATTGATGTCTCTGGCTATGCCACGGCTACTCCGGGCGACGATACACGCGAGGTGGACTTCCGGCGCTACCATGCCGATCTGGCCGAGGTGGAGGCCGCCGCTGGCGCTCAGTTCCTCGATAAGTGTTATGCGTGGGTCATGGCGCAGGACGACATGAACGGGAGCGTTGCGGTCTAATGAGCATCGTCATCGACTACACCAAGGGTTTCTTTGAACCGTCACCTGCTAGTGAGACAGTCGGTGACATTGCATCCAGCACGCTTGATCTGGCTTCGGGCAACGTGTTTTCGGATGCACCATCTGCCAACGTGACCTACGTCTTTAGCAACCCGCCTGCATCTGGCACTGCCTACGGCTTCACGCTCAAGGTGACGCCCTCTGCGACGGTGACTGTGACTTGGCCTGCCTCGGTTGACTGGGCTGGTGGGACGGCCCCTGACGCCCCTGCAAGCGGCGAGACAGATGTATATGCGTTCTACACGCAGGATGGCGGCACCACCTATTACGGCTTCCAAGCTGGGGATGCGATGGCATGAGCATTGCGAGGATGATGCAGATGGCGGCCGCTGGCGTGAGTGCTGGTGGAGTTGCGTTCAGCCCTGCCGACATTAACGACCTTCACTTATGGCTTGACGCCAGTGACGCTTCGACACTGTTTCAAGACACATCTAAGACGACCAGTGCGTCAGCAAACAACGACCCGATTGGTTGTTGGGCTGACAAGTCTGGCAATGGATTTGACCACGACCAAAGCACAAACGCTTACAGACCCTATCTCAACACGAGCCAAATGAACCTAAATAGCCTTAGTTTCAATGGGTCTCTAAACTCAAACTATGGGCAATGGCTAGAAAATTCTACCTGCACAGACAATATAACTTGGTTTGCCGCCTTCCACCTTACAAACTCAGGTGTTCTTGTTGGTCAGGGTGCTAGCATCAACGGTTATCTTCTTTTTCATTCGGGAACTAGTGGTCAATCTAATTATATGGGAACAAATGCTGGCTATAGGAACGCCAACAGCAATATAACAATGAGCAGAAATGTGGACACAATTTGCTCTGGTGATATGGTTAATTTCATTCGTCGAAACGGAGTGCAAGCCCCTATGTGCGGCCCGTTTAATACTACCCCCAACCCGTTTGATTACAATGGTGGAGTGAGTGCAGATATTGGAACATATATTGGTCGTCGAGGACTGTCTCCAACTAACCACCAACCGTTTGATGGCTACATAGGTGAGGTTATTACATATGACAGACGACTATCATCAACCGAAATTGGTCAGGTTGAAAGTTACTTATCCAAAAAATGGAGTATCACAATATGATTTATGTAAAAGTAGTTGATGGAGAGGCAAGTGATTTTCCTTACGATTTGCGCCAGTTACGCGCCGACAACCCGAACACATCTTTTCCGAAAGAAATAAGCACTGAGATGCTAGAGGGCTATGGTGTCTTTCCGGTGGTGGAAAATAGACCTGAGTGCGACCCGTATGTTCAGACGCTGTCTGCTGGCACACCTGTCTTGCGCGATGGTCAATGGCAGGTTGATTACACCGCCGCCAATATACCTGAAGCGGAAGCCGAGGAAGCCATTAGGAATACGCGCCACGAGATGCTCTATGCAACCGATTGGATGGCTTTGTCGGATGTCACTATGTCAGACGAGATGAAATCTTATCGTCAGGCACTTCGTGATATACCAGAACAAGAGGGCTTTCCGTATAGCGTGATCTGGCCCACCAAACCTTGAGGTAAGCCATGCTCGGTTTCTCCTCACTGGCGTCTGCGCCGCTTGCTGATGACGGGCTTGTCGCTGGGTTGGGTGCTGGCGCTATCAAGTACGTTGCCGCGACCTGCCAGCCAACACTACAAATCCGTTTACTCCAGTGTGGCCACAGGAGCCATAACAGGTGGCTATAGCATTTCAAACTAATGCGTTCCAAAAGAATGCGTTTCAAGCTGCTGACGACAAATCTGTAACGATTACAGGTGGGTCTATTGAGCTTGCAGGAAATGCTGTATCTGTAGTCACACCTAATACAAGAAATATTTCTGTTGGTTCAGTAGAGTTAAATGGACAGCAACCTAGCGTACTAACACCTCGTCTAGTTAGTATTTCCAGTGGCTCTGTTGAGTTAGACGGCCAACAAGTATCTGTATCAACCCCTGTCCTTGTAACTACTGTTGCTGGCTCATTAGAACTAGCTGGTAAACAACCAAGCGTTCTTACACCAAGACTGGTTACCTTAACTAACGGTAATATTGAGTTACTAGGACAGACAGTTACTGTTTCTACACCTCGACTTGTTTCTGTAGTAAAAGGTAACATTGAGCTAGCAGGTCAAGCACCAGCCGTCAATCTTTCTGGTAATAAGAGAATAGACTTAAACTTTGGTGCTATTGAACTAAACGGTCAATTACCAAGTGCAGTAGCAACCACAGATGTCTATCTTTACCCAGCTAAAGCAGATATTGAGCTAAAAGGTAAAACGCCTACAGTACAAACTCCTGTAGACATTACAGTACAAAAGGGTTCTGTAGAGTTATCAGGAAATGCAATAACTGTAATTGCGCCTCTAGTTCCTTTAACTGGCTCTATTGAGCTTAAGGGTTATGAACCTTTTGTTGGCAAGGGTGCAACGGCATTTATTGTCTCTGGCTCTATCGAACTGTCTGGTAACCAAGTAAGTGTTATACGTCAGACAAGTATCTACGAATTTGATGGAGCTAGCTGGAATAGAGGTGTTCTCTGGAAGTATAACGGAGTAACATGGGAAAAGGCTGAACTTAAACGATGGAATGGTTCAGCATGGATAGTAGCACAAGGATAACATATGTCTTCCAAGATAGACCAGATCAGAGAAGCAGCAGAAGCAGACTTAATCAACTTCATTAAATTAGTCCACCCACAAAGGGTACTAGGCTCTGTTCATGAAGAAGTAATTAGGTGGTGGACAAGAGAAGATGCTTCTAGTCATCAGCTACTACTGCTTCCTCGTGACCACGGTAAATCAGCTTTAGTTGCATATAGAGTAGCTTGGGAGTTGACAAAGAACCCACATTATCGTATACTATACATAAGTAGTACGGCTAATCTAGCAGAAAAGCAACTAGGTTTTATTAAACAGATTCTTACTTCAAAGATTTATCGTAAAGTCTGGCCAGAGATGGTTAACGAAGAAGAGTCCAAAAGAGAAAAGTGGACTAACAGTGAAATCTCAGTGGACCACCCACAACGTAAGGCAGAGGCTATTCGTGACCCTAGTATCTTTACAGCAGGTCTTACCACAACTATTACTGGCCTTCACTGTGACATCGCTGTACTGGATGACGTTGTAGTTAGAGAGAATGCCTACACAGAAGAAGGAAGAGAACGAGTACGAAGCCAATACTCACTTCTTTCATCTATTGAGGGTAGTGATCCTAGAGAATGGGTCGTTGGAACAAGATACCATCCAAAAGACCTTTACAATGATCTACAGGCAATGCAAGTAGATGACTACAATAAGAACGGTGAGTTAGTTGGTTCTTATTCTTTGTACGAGACATTTGAACGACAAGTAGAAGATCAGGGTGATGGAACCGGGGAGTTTCTTTGGCCCCGTCAACAACGATATGACGGTAAATGGTTTGGGTTTGACGCCTCTATTTTAGCTAAAAAGAGAGCACAGTATTTAGATAAGCTACAGTTTCGTGCTCAGTATTACAACAACCCAAACGATCCAGACAATGCTGCCATCAATCCTGAGTACTTCCAGTACTATGAGCCAAGGCTACTGACTAGGCAGGGTGGTAAGTGGTTCTACGGTAACAAAAAGCTAAACGTATTTGCTGCTGTGGACTTTGCATTCTCACTACGTAAGAAGGCTGACTTTACTGCCATTGTAATCGTAGGTATTGACTCAGACAACAACTACTATGTGTTAGACATAGAACGTTTCAAGACTGACAAGATCAGTGACTACTTCGACAAGATACTTCGTATGCACCAGAAGTGGGACTTTAGGAAGCTAAGAGCAGAAGTAACCAGTGCACAGAGTGTCATTGTTCGTGATCTAAAAGATAATTACATTCGTAGGCATGGTCTTGCTTTGTCTATTGAGGACTTTAAGCCTAACCGTCATGCAGGATCAAAAGAAGAACGTATTGAAGCCATTCTTCAGCCAAGGTATCACAACAGGCAGATTTACCACTACATGGGTGGTAACTGTCAAATCCTAGAAGAAGAGCTAGTGCTTCAGAATCCACCTCATGATGACGTTAAGGATTGTCTGGCTTCTTGTATTGATAGTGCAGTAGCCCCAACAGCAATAAAGGCTTCTGTAGCATTCAGAAATAAACAGCCAGTATCTCGTTTTGGAGGATATGTCTAAGTGGTAGGCAAAGTTTTAGACTTAAAAGACATTATCATTGAGGACCAACTAGGCACTCGTATTGCTGAACACTGGCATACGTGGAATAACTCACGCCAGAACTGGTTAAATGAAAAGAAGGAAGTCCGCGAATATGTGTATGCTACTGATACTCGTCGCACTACTAACGGGGCTTTACCTTGGAAAAATACGACCCACATACCCAAGTTATGTCAAATCCGTGATAACCTTTATGCAAACTATCTTGCATCAATGTTTCCTAAGCGTAAGTGGATGGTTTGGGAAGGTGAAACAGAAACTGACCAAGACAAGGAAGAAGTAATCTCCAACTACATGCAGTGGGTTGTTTCTCACGGCTGGTTCAAGGAAGAAGTTGGTAAGTTAGTTCTGGACTACATTGACTATGGTACGTGCATTGGCACTGTAGAGTGGGTTGATGAACGAGTAGAATTAGAGGACAAGACACAGGTAGGCTACGTAGGCCCAAAGATCAGGCGTATTAGTCCTACTGACATTGTGTTTAATCCTGTGTCTCCTAGCTTTACGAAGACACCAAAGATTGTCCGTTCTCTTGTCACTATGGGTGAGATGAAGGACATTATCGAAGGGTTTTCTAATGATTCCGAAGCCTATGAACAGGCCAAGGAAATCTTTAAGTACATGCGTGAAATTCGTTCTGAGCAAGCAGAATACGTAGGAAACATAGAGGTTAAAGATGACTATTATAGTCTGGATGGCTTTGATTCTTATCGTCATTACCTTAGTAGCGACTATGTAGAACTCCTGACCTTCTATGGTGACATCTACGACCACGAGACAGACACTCTGCTTAAAAACTATGTCATTACTGTAGTAGACCGTCACAAGGTTCTATACAAGAAGCCTAATCAGTCATTCTTTGGCTATGCTCCCTTTGCCAGTGCCGTATGGCGTGTACGACAGGACAACCTCTGGGGTATGGGTCCACTAGATAATCTTCTTGGTATGCAGTATCGTATTGACTCTGTAGAAAACCAGAAGGCTGACATGATTGACCTTACCACTGTTCCACCACTCAAGATCAAGGGCTATGTAGAAGACTTTGAGTGGGGTCCAATGGAAAAGATTTATGTGGGTGACGAGGGTGACGTAGACATTCTACTTCCTAACTTCAATTCAGTAGCCCACAACGTAGAAATACAGACATACGAAAACCGAATGGAAGAAATGGCTGGATCACCAAAGGAAGCTATGGGTTTCCGTACTCCCGGTGAGAAGACAGCATATGAAGTACAGCGTCTAGAGAATGCTGCTGCACGTATCTTCCAGAGCAAGATTGCACAGTTTGAGGAACAGGTAACAGAACCTCTGTTAAACTTTATGCTAGAGCTTGCCAAGCGTAACATGAACAAGACAGTCATTCGTGTAATTGATGATGAGTTTAAAATTTCTGTATTCCAAGACTTGACTGCTAACGATATTACTGGTGCTGGACGTATCAAGCCTATTGCTGCACGACACTTTGCAGAGAAGGCAGAGTTTATCCAGAACATTAACAACTTCTATTCATCTGGCGTAGGTATGGACCCAGAAGTCCGTATTCACCTAAGCTCAGTGAAGCTGGCGGATATGATTAATAGTGTCCTAGATGCAGAGGATTATGAAATCTTTACGCCATACATTCGACTAACAGAACAAGCAGAAGCTCAGAAGCTACAGGGTGTGCAACAAGAGGATGTCATGATGAATGCCATGACTCCTGCTGGTTTGACACCTGATGATGTGGAGCTAGCAGCAGAGGATTTTAATGTCGAAGAACAACCTTAATCTACAGTGGTTCAAGGGTATTGATAAGTCCAAAAAGGACGATCTAGAAAAACTAATACGAAATAGCAGGATTGTACTTTCTAGGCTTAAGGACATTCTGGACTCAGACATAAAAGAACTTAATGAATTTACAACGTCTGACTATGACTCTCCTTCATGGAGCCATAAGCAGGCACACAACAACGGAAAGCTGGAGTATGCAAGACAAGTGCGCTCACTGCTTTCATTCTTAGAAACGAGGTAATACATGACCGATGTATTCAACACTGATCCTTCTGAAGTGACCCAAACTCTAGAGGACAAGAACTATCTGGAAGAACTAGTAGGCGATAACAAGAAGTTCAAGGATGTACAGTCACTAGCCAAGGGTAAAGCCGAAGCTGATATGTATATCGAAACACTCACTCGTAAACTAGATGCTCTTTCGGAAGAAGTAAACAAGCGTAAGACTGCCGAAGAGATTGCCGACCAATTACGTTCTCAGATGGCAGACCGTTCTTCAAGTAGTCAAGAGACATACCAGTCTCGTGTCGAAAATGAAAACGATGGTCAAAACAAACTTAGCATGGCAGACATTGAAAAGCTAGTCGAAGAGAGGCTAAAGAAAGATAAAGAACTCTCCAAGGCACAGCAAAATGTCAACCAAGTAAACGAACGTCTAATCAAAGAGTATGGTGCTTCGGCTTCTAAAGTACTCCAAGACAAGGCTCTAGAACTTGGTGTTTCTGTAGAGTACCTAAAACAACAGGCTTCAGTAAGCCCACAGGTGTTCTACAATCTGGTTGGTCTAAACAGTCAGAAACAGATGCAGACTAACTTTGTTCCACCTCAGTCATCCATGAATACTGCGTCAAATGAACCAGTAGGGACTGTACGGAATAAGTCATACTACGACAAACTATATCGTGATAATCCGCATCTACGTAGTGACTCAAAGACTACCATTCAGGAACATCGTGATGCCGTGCGACTAGGTGAAAAATTCTATGAATAATCGAAAGGAATAGATCATGGCAGGATTTACAACCTCCAGCAATGACCATCTGATTCGCAGTAATCTATGGTCTGCTCGTCTAAAGGAAATTCTCGAAGACGAACTAATGGGAACCCGTTACGTTGATATGATTACCGACTTCCCAGACGGTGACACCATCAACATCCCTTCAATCGGTCAGGCAGAAGTCAACGACTATGCTGAAGATGCCTCCATTCAGTACAATGCAATGGATACTGGTAACTTCACCTTCTCAATCACTGACTACAAGTCAAGTGCAACCTACATCACTGAGAAGATGAAGCAGGACTCCTTCTACATGGATCGTCTTGTTTCAGCCTTTGTGCCTAAGCAGTCACGCGCAATCATGAAGGCAATGGAAGTTGACATTCTAAAGCAGCCTACTCCTGCTGGTGTAGCTGGTCAGACTAACGCCAATGCCAACGTAATCAACGGTGCAGAACACCGCTGGGTTGGTTCAGGCACGAGTGAAGTTATTGCAGTAGCAGACTTTGCCAAGGCTCGTTATGCTCTACAGATGGCTAACGTACCGATGACTAACCTCGTTGCAGTTGTTCACCCTTCTGTTGAGTACGAACTTAGTACTCTATCCAACCTCGTCAGTGTCTCTAACAACCCACGCTGGGAAGGCATTGTTCGTGATGGTATCTCTACTGGGATGCAGTTCCTTGTGAATATCTATGGTTTCGACGTTTACACTTCTCAGAACCTACACGTTAACACTGCTTCTGAAACAATTGGTGGCGTAACTGCCGCTGCTGGTGTTAACAACCTCTTCTTCAGTGCTGCTCCAGATGTTCTACCAATCGTTGGTAACATTCGTCAGCAGCCCAAGGTTGACTCCGAGTTTAACAAGGATCGCCAGCGTGAAGAGTATGTCACGACTTGTCGCTATGGCTTCAAGTTCTTCCGTCCTGAGAATATGTGCGTTGTCGTAACTGACACCGACCAAGTTTAATATAGGAGGAATTTGATATGGCATGGACTAACAAAGATGGTCTGTACGTAAAGTATGGTCGTGAAGAGGCTGATGTAGCCAATGGTGGTCACTTTAATGTCGATGGTGCTACAAAGCTCCTTGAAGTTGATGTTGATTACACTGATCTAGCTGCATCCTATGCCTTTATTGGCTCTGCTTCAGGTACTGGTGCTCGCGGCATTGTTGTACCAAAGGGTGCTATTGTTGAAAAGATGGAATTAGTAGTTACTGAGGCATTTACGGTTTCTGGTGGCACTGCTGACTCTGTTGTGTTTAGCTTTGGTCTTGGTAAGCGTGATGCTGCTGGTGCCATTGCTGCTGTAGACTACGATGAGTACACCACAACTTCATTTACTGGTGCACAGCTTTCTCTTGAGCAGGTTGGCAATGTTGTCACTGTTGATCCAGAGTCAACTGGTGCTGGTGATGGCTATGGTGTTGCTACTACTGAGAATGCTCTTCTTGTAGCTGCTAACACCACTCAGGCTACCAACGTACTAAATGGTGGTTCTCTTAAGCTACGGCTTTACTATCGCTAACTAAAACTCTAGGGGAGAGCAATAGGGTTCTCCCCTAGTACTTACATAAGAGGATAATATGGCTAACGTACAACATTCCGCACTTACTGATCCAGAACTACATGAGCCAAAGGATATTTCTACTGCCTCTAGTGGTGAGGTGTACGTAGCCGATGGTTCTGCCTCTGGTGCTTGGGGTCTAGCAGAGACTATTGAGGCTACCAAGGACGTTACGGGTACTGATGGTTATGTTAAACTCCCCGGTGGTGTGATTCTACAGTGGGGTTTTAAAACTTTAGCTGCTAACACCGCTGTTTTAGTTTCTTTTAGTACTTCTTTTCCTAATGCTCTATTAAGTGTACAAGCTACTATTCAAGAAAATAATAACCAAGATAGGTACCCTGCTAAGATAGGGTATACGGATGCTTCTCAATTTGGTTTATACAACACAAACGGTATTAGTCAAAATTACTACTGGATCGCAATAGGCTACTAACATGAAGACTGGACCTAAAGGGATTAAACTCCTAAAGTCATTTGAAGGTTGGCGTAGTAAAGCCTACCGTGACTCAGTAGGTGTATGGACCATTGGTTATGGACATACATCTATGGCTGGTCCACCTAAAGTTACTTCTAGTATGACCATCACTAAGGCACAGGGTGAGGCTATCCTCAAGAAAGACCTTAAGAAGTATGAGAAAGCAGTTAATGACTACGTTAGGGTCCAATTAACTCAAGAACAGTTTGATGCTCTAGTAAGTTTCTGTTATAATGTAGGCCCCGGTAACTTCAAAAAGAGTTCAGTACTACGTTACGTGAATGCACGTAGGTTTGATGATGTACCTTCTAGGCTAATGCTATGGAATAAGGCTGGAGGTAAGGTTCTACGCGGTTTAACAAGGCGTAGAGCAGCGGAAGGAGAACTCTGGTCCTCTGGTACACGAGAATACAAACACGCTTCAGCGGCCTTCCCAGACGCTCCTAGAGGCAAGTCACCTATGGAGAGTACTACAAACATTGCTGCAACCATGAGTGCAGTAGCTGGTGTAACAGCCGCATCTAATGAGATAGTACAGAATACGAGTTCAATGATGCAGGCTGCTCCTTGGGTTCTTCTTGTTATAGTGATTATTGGTGCTACCTTCTGGATATGGAAAGAACGTAACCGTAAGTCCAAGGAAGAAGGTATATGATTTCCCTAATTCTAAAGGCTATCCTTGGTCCTCTGTTAACGATAGCAGAGAAGTACCTAGATAACCAAAGGGATTTGAATAGACTAAAGGAAACTACCAAGCGTGTAGCTATGGTAGAAGATACAAAGCAGAGGGTAGTCAAGTGGCAGTACGCTATTCTCAGGTTTCCACTGTTTGTGGGTGAGACAGTAGCAGTACTCTACTTTGGTGCAATCCTAATTGACTCTACGTTCCCTAGTGACTGGTTAAACCCTTTAGAGATACCACAGTGGTTTCAACCTTCTTTTGCTACTGCCCTAGCTTCTATCTTTGGTATTGCTGCCGCCGAAAGGATACTACGTAAATGAAGTATACGCTTCTAGAGATTGTACAGGAAATCCTTAGTGATATGGATAGTGATGAGGTTAACTCAATCTCAGACACTACTGAGTCACTACAGGTAGCAGGCATCGTAAAAGAAACATACTACCACCTTGTATCACAGAATGACTTACCTGAGCATACGGGTTTATTCCAGTTGAATGCTTCTGGGGATAACACTAAGCCAGTGCTTATGACTATGCCTAGCAATGCCCTCAAGCTCTACTGGATCAAGTATGATAAACGTAAGGATGGTGAGACTAACTCAGTATTTGATACTGTACAGTTTCTAGAGCTTGATGACTTCCTAGAGCGTACTCAGCCAACTAACGTAGATGAAACCTACGTAGACTCTATGACAGTAGATGGGTTTGAGTTTAAGTTTCAGACTAATAAAGCTCCTGACTACTGGACAGCTTTAGGAGATGATACTCTAGTCTTTGATTCTTATGACTCTAGTGTAGACACCACACTACAACAGTCAAAGACTTACTGCTATGGGCTACTGGAGCCTACATTCACTCTTAGTGACTCATATACTCCAGACATTGATGCTACAGAATTTAACTGGTTTGTGAATGAAGCCAAGAAGGCAGCATTTGCTAAACTAAAGCAGGTTCGTGACCCTATTGCAGACGAACGTGCAAAGCGAGGGTGGGTACGTAGTCAGCGTAATCGTGAGAAGACACCAGCTAACGTACCCTTCTACTCAAGATTTAACAGTTATGGGAGAAACAGATAATGCAGATTGAAGAGCGAGACGACCGTGTTCGCACCTACGACCTTGGGAACAACAAAGCATTTATCAAACAGACTGATCCTTATGGGTTTGTATACATTAGTCTAGAGCGTGGACATCTACCAGAAAAACTACAGGGTGCCTACACAAACTATGACTATGCAGAACGTGACCTAAAACGCTACCTACAGGACAAGAAGCGTAAGGTACAAGAAGAAAAACAAGAGCCAATCAAACTGGAAGGCTAATAGATGACACGTAGTGCAGGTATTGCAGTTGAGAATAGTTTTGTTCGTGGTCTTATTACTGAGGCTACGGAACTAAACTATCCTGAAAACTCCTGTACTGAGACATTCAACTGTCGCTTTTTACGTACTGGTGAGGTTAAGCGTAGACTAGGGATTAACTTTGAAGTTTCCTATGCTGCGTTTAGCCTGACTGGTGACGCTACTCGTAGTGTTAGTGCAGTGACAGAATACTTATGGCTAGGTGCTGCCGGGGATGGTAACTACAACTTTGTGGTTATTCAGGTCGGGCAGTACCTATATTTTTATCAGGCTGGTTCTGTCCTTAGTGCCAATAAGAATGCAGACAGTGTTGATCTAAGTACCCACGCTGTTTCTGGTGCTGCTAATCCATATGAGCATCCTTGTGCCTTTGCCTCTGGTGATGGTAAGCTCTTCGTGGTAGGTAAGCATATTGAACCCTTCTATGTTAAGTATGATCCTTCTACAGATACTTTTAGTGAGACATCAATCACTGTAGAGGTACGGGATATTCAGGGTGATCCAGATGATCCTTATGCCTTTAATGAACGCCCTACAGCCACTACTAGCACTGTAAGTATACACCATCTATATAACCTATGGAACCAAGGGTGGGCAGAAGACGTACAGAACCATAGCTCTAACCAAGTCAATCCTGTTGCATACTGGGATACTCAGTTAACTACTATTCCATCTAATCATGATCGTTGGTGGTTCTTTAAGGATGCTAACGAAAAGTATTACCCTAGTGACCAAGTAGGTATTATTCCTAGTTCTACGGGCATAGCACCAAAAGGACACTTTATCTTTAATGCTTTTAATATTGCTAGGACTACTGCTGCCAAAGCTAATGGTCAAACTATTAATACTGTTTATACACGTACAGACCAGAACACACTAAACGATACTACCTCTGGTGTTTATCGTCCCAGTGCAGTAGCCTTCTTTGCTAACCGTATCTGGTATGCTGGTGTAGATGCTTCAGGGTATAATAATGTATTGTACTTTAGTCAGCTTCTAGACGATATATCTAAAGTAGGTAAGTGCTACCAACAGAATGATCCTACTGACGAAACATTTAATGACCTTCTACCTACTGATGGTGGTACTCTAGTTATTCCTGCTTTGTCTAACGTAGTTAAGATGATGGAAGTGAATAACTCTCTAATGATCTTTGCTACTAATGGTATCTGGCGTATTACTGGTTCAGAAGGCATTGGCTTTACGGCCAGTGACTTTAGTGTTACTCAGGTCAGTTCACTACAGAACCGTGGTAGGCTGTCCTATGTGGATGTTAATGGTACACCCATCTGGGTCAATGCACAGGGTGTTTACACTATTGGTCAACAGGGTGTACAGTCAATTAGTGAACAGACTATACAGACATTCTTTGACACAATACCAAAAACTTCTATTCCGTACATAAAGGGTATTTACAATCAGGACGATAAGTGTGTATACTGGTTGTATAAGTCTGAGTCTGTTGGCCCTGTAGATCGTAACTATGAGTATGACAGAGTACTGGTACTTAATACTGAGACTGGTGCATTCTATCCTTGGACTATGGGTGTTAGCAGTGCACGTAATGTCATTGGTCTTGCTGTAGTTACTGGCTCTAGTACTGAGACTACAGTCGATAATGTTATTGACTCCAGTTCAAACACTGTAGTTGATTCCAATACGGATCAAGTAGTAGCAAACACTGTGACTACAGTATCTCTTTCACCTACAACCAAGTTCTTAGTTGAGTACCTAGATAGTGGTGTACGTAAGCTAACTTGGGCTGAAGAGTTCTGTACTACCTACGAGGACTTCAATGCCTGTACGGTTGGTCAGGGTGTAGACTACTCAAGCTACTTTATCTCTGGTTACAAGACAAGAGGTGAAGCCATTAGACAGCAACAGGCTACGTACATGATGCTTCATAGCAGGGCTGAGTCTGGTGCTTCTGTGTATGTACAGGGTGTGTGGGACTACAAGACATCTAGTGGGACCAAGAGGTGGTCTAATCCACAGCAGGGTTACAGACATAAGTCTAACTCTGCATTCACTACTCGTAAACTAAAGATACGTGGTAATGGGTTAAGTCTACAGATTAGGTGTTACTCAGAAACAAACAAACCATTCAATATCACTGGATGGGCAATGCTAGAGACAGCGGCAAACGCGGTGTAAACAAGAGGGAATACAGAATGTTTTTTCTACCACTAATTGGTTTAGCTGCTTCTGTTATTGGTACAGGTGTTAGCGTTTATGGCCAGATGAAAGCCACTGAAGCGGCTAATAAAAGGGCTAGACTTCAAGAAAGAATGGAACAAATGCGGGCTAAACGTGCTATGGCAAAAGAGATGCGCGAAAGGGCTTTGTTGCAATCTCAGTCTATTGCTAGAGGATACGCCCAAGGTGCAGGTGGGTCAAGTAGTCTTTATGGGGCTACATCTAACATCGCATCTCAGTCAGCCTCTAATGTCTTAGGTATAAACCAAGGACTATCTTTTTCTAGGCAGACGACTCAGTTGAATACTCAAATTGCTAACGCAGAAATGATTTCTAATCTTGGATCTGGTTTAAGTTCTCTAGGTGGAACTGCAATGAGTGTCGCAGGAAATGAAACCGCAATGAGGTCATTGAGGAGTATCACAGGTTAATTATGGCAGAGTGGTCAAATAAAAATCCTGCTGTCTCTTCTGGTATTTCTTGGTCAGATAATACTTTAAGAATTGGAGACAAACAGGCTAGGACAAAGGCTGAGACTATACATGGTGCTCTTGGTGAATTTTCACCCGGAGTCGAATCTCTTTACTCTTCTTTGCTAGCTGATGGTAATGACACATCTTTTAGGGAACAGTATAGTTCTCAGGAAATGACTGATCTAGAGGAGGCTAGGTATGCTGGCATATCTGATATTCTATCTGGGTATTCTCAAGAAGAAATTAGTAAAAGGTTCGAAGGATTAGCAACATTTGATCCTGCTACAGCCATGACGCCACTTAGCATTAATCTTGAAAAGGGTTATGCTCAGAATATGGCTGACTTTGTAGATAGTTATCGTCAAGTTAGAGCTTACGATATAGACTATGGAGACTTTTTTAATTATCGGAAAAATCTAGAAGATAAGGTGCTAGACCAGATTGCTTTTTACAAGGGTTTTGAAGAAATCAATAGCTACCTAGAAGACCTAGACGAAGGCTTAACATCATATGACTTTGTAGACTTTTTCCAACAAGGTTTTCCTCTTAGGGGTGCAGCCTTGCAGATGAATGAAATTCCTAGCTTAGAGAATTTATCGTATCTTGCCGGACAGAACCTTAAAGAAACTGTAGAGTTTATTCGCAATATTGAAGACCCAGCAGAGCGTTTGAACCAGTCAAGGGCTTTGATAACTGCTATTGCTGAGGATGGTACTCTACCTTCCCCTGATGTTGCTGCTAAAGTAGCAGATGCTATTCTGCATGGTTTTGATAAAGAATCAGCTTTCTGGGACAATATCTTTATTCATGGTTCCGATGCTTTATTTGTTCCTTGGATAAAGGGACTAAGGGGTGCTGGTAAGGTAGCTGGTTCAAGCGCAGGAAGAGCTAGGGCTTACATAAAGGGATTATCCAGTAGGAAACCTCTTGTCGAGACAGCCCAAGAACTAGGTGATAATATCGAAATTGCTAAGTACGAGATGGTGAACACTACACTATCTGATACTATCGACGATATGACACGAAATTACCCAAGTTTGTTTAACTACCCTTCTATGGCAGAGGGTAAAGCTAACATTGGATCAGCGGCGGCTCGTCAGATTTCTGATAGGTTAGAGGCAAACACCTTTGAAGCACTAGAGAAGATTCGTAGAGTTGGCTCTGTAGATAGGGTTACTCTAGAACAACTTGATTTGGCTGCAAAGGCTACTGAGACTCGTGTTAAGCGTTGGGCAAAAGGACTAGAAAAACACGTAGTTGATATAGGGGAATCTATCAGGTTTAACGATCTTACCAATAACTATACTTATGCTATGCGCTTTGGGTATGGTGGTGCTCCATTCCCTTCAAAAAGTGCAGCTATTGACTTTGCTGAGAACCAAATTGGTTTTACAAAGAACTTTGACTATAGAGAGATTGGTGAAGGTAGGTGGTTTGTTGAGACAGAGTTCCCTATTGATGAAACTAAAGGGATTATATCCTCTGTAAAGGATGTTGAAGTCACAACAAAGTTTGCTTCTAATGGTGATCGTATTGACTGGCTTACAGATATTCTTGATAAACCATTACTTAATAACCTTAGTCCTCGTGGTGTTCGCTCTATTGTAGACAAGGCAAACATGGGTGCTAGACTTTCTGCCGTCCACGGAACAGAGGCTCTTGTTGAGGCTATTGAACCTCTCGTAAGGAGTCTTAATAAGTTTACATTCTCTAAGCAAGACCGTAACGAAATCAACCGTATTCTTCACATACAGCAGGCTACCTACAATAAAAAGACAAAAACTGAGGGTGTGTATTTTGAGACAGTATCCGAAGTGGAGAAAGCCTTCTTTAATGAGTTTGGTAAGTATCCAAAGGAAGGGCAGATAGAAGCTATTCTTTCATACAAATCTATATCTGACATAGAGTTCTTTATGCACGAACTAGATATTATGAAGAACCTTCAAAGGGTAGGAAGTATCAAGCTAGAGGTAGAAGCCTTAGCAGGTAAGAAGAAAGAAAAAGTCGCTGTTAGTGGATTTGCACGGCCTGTTGACTTAATTCCTTTCTCAGAGGATGCACCAAAGAGAGTAGCTTTTATTGACGAAAAGGGAAATGTTAGCTTTAAGACATACAGTAGGTCTTATACCACAGAGTCCAGTAAAAAGTTCTTTGATGACTTTACGAATGACGGCTCTGCTGAAATCTTTGAGGCTGTTTGGAATCCAATTGATATTGGAGATGATGTTGCTCACTTTGTTGTTTCAAAGAAACAGGCAGTAAAGAACAGGATTAGCCCCGGTAACTTAGGCTATAACTTTGGTGGTCACAGTCTTTATGAGGCTGGTTGGGGAATTAAACAGCCAAAGCTAAGAGGCAAGGAAACTGGAGTAAAGTACTATACTGGGGATGAAGTTCTTCTTCTTGCGCACACAGAAAAGCAAGCTCGTGCTCTTACGGATGCCATCAACAAAGCTAAAGCTAGCCTTGCTAAAGGTACTGACGAGTGGAAAGAAATTCGTAAGGAAAAGCTGTACTTCTGGAAAGAAGAAGAGTTTGAAAAAGTACTCAGGAAGAGCTTTAGCTTAGATGATACTGTCCCATTTTCTGTAGTAAGGAGTGGTCAACGCTCTATTGACACCTACAATTACTCTACTCCACAGGTTAGGGTAATTGATTCTACTGAAGGTGTTTACTCACCTTTGGGAGAGATGGATCGTGCCTTCTCTCAGACAAGACAGCAGTCTAAGTTGCAGACTGTAATCGAGGAGAGTAATGGTCATATGCGTCTTGAGAGGGCTAGGAAGCTAAGTCCAGCAGTTGCCCTTGAGACTGGCCTTAAGAATGAGATACCAAAGCGTATCAAAAGAGACTACATCTATCGTTCAATGAACGACCTTATGAGGAACTTAGCTCTTAGGGATAAGAAAGTTTTCAATGAAAACCTAGAGAAGATTATTAACCAACCACTTGACTTCTTGCACTTCCCAGATAAGTACCTAGTACCGGGAATAGACGCTAAAACCCGTAAAGAAATAGACGTATACAGGAAGAATATCCTTTCTATTCTTGAGAATACATCACCAGAGTACAATATGCTAGAAGCCTTTAGAATGAGGCTACTAGACTATGCTGCTCCGGGGAGTACTAAGTTTGAGTTTATTAAGGATTATATGATACCTCTGATAAAAGACCCATTTGTCTTTTCTCGTCGTATGGTATTTGCATCAAACCAAGGTTTTTGGAACTGGACTGCTTTCTTACCGCAGATGCAGCAGTTTACTATTATGGCTGGGGCTTATCCAGAGTTTGCTCTACAGAGTTTTGCAGGAGCTATCTTTCAAAAGATGGCTATGTTTACTGAGCAAGTACCTGTCTTAAATCACCTAGCAAAGCACTATGCTATGTCCCTAGAAGGTCAATTACCAAAGAATGCAATAGGTACTGTCGCAAAAGACTTTCTTGAGATGACCCAGCTAGGTAAGGATAAAGGAGCGTTCAGGGTTGGCAATAGCTATGCTCTAATCGACGATATTACAGATGTTGATTTCACCTTTGGTTCTAGAACTAAACGCACTGCTAATGCGGTTGTTAACTCTGCTTCCATGTTTGTCCGACATGCTGAAGAGCTAATGAAGATGACTGCATGGAACATAGCATACTTAGAGTTTAAGAAAAAGAACCCAACAAAAACACTGACACAAGCAGATAAAGATGCTATACTTAATAGGGCTGATGTCTTGTCAGGTGCTATGTCAGCAGCAAACAACCAGTATTGGGCAAAGGGTGCTTTATCAGTTCCCATGCAGTATCAGACTTTCTGGCTACGCACTATGGGTACTGTTACTCCATCTCTAATTGGTGCTAAAGACTATGATGTCAGACGGGCTTGGCAGGTTCTTGTGGCTCAGGGTATTGCATACGGTGCTCTGGATGGATCATTAAGCACTGCTTTACCATTAGCACCATATAGTGATCTCCTGAAAGAAGAGATGATAAAGAACAATTACGACTGGTCTGAAGACTGGTATGCTAATGTTGTTATGGAAGGTCTACCAGACTTTCTTGTTCAGACTTACATGGGTATTGACCCAGACTTTTCAAGGTTCTCCCTAAAGAATGATGTTGTCTATAACATTCTTTCTGGAGATGAGAAGATGTTTGAGGTTCTTTTTGGGCCTTCTTATGACTTGTGGAAGGGTGTTGTAGCAACTCCTGTAAAGATACTAGGGTCATTCATAAATCAAAGGGATGAGTTTGAGTTAACCCAACAAGACTGGATTGATCTAGCTGGCTCAATAGGAACTTTGAGACACATTAACGAAGTAGATATTCTTATGACACACAATAAGTGGGTTACACGTACTTCGAATAACCAAGCTGATCTTAATGACAAGAGAGAAGCATTGTTCTTTGCCATTGCTAGGGTAAAGCCAGATGCTATCAACGAAGGCTACCTAATTAAGAATGTAGAACGAAAGCGAAAAGAAAAGGTTACCGAAGCAAAGAAGGAAGCCAAGCGACTCCTAGAGAGGGCCATTAGAGTTCAAGATACGAATCCTGATGAAACTGATGCTTTAATCCGTAGGGCTAACACACTCCTAGCGACTCAAGACATTGTTGGTCGTTCAAAGTATATGTTCTTAAGAGAAATCTGGAAGGATGAAACAGACATTGAAAAGGCTACTGAGCTAATGAAGACTATCGCAAGAAAAGCTGAACAGAAAAGCTATAGAGAAGGTCAAGAATAATGGCAGACTTTAGAGAATTTGTACAAACAGGAGATATACCTAAGTTTGAATCTCCTACATTTTATCAACCAGACTTTGGTAAAGCGATAGCTAATCTAGGTCAGACTGCTGGTATGGCTCTTGAGGCTTATGGTACACAGAAGGAGTCCCAACTAAAAGAGGATGCAAACAGGATTGTTCGTGAAAGTTGGACAGAGGCGGGTCTTCTAGCCAGTGGGGATGCTCCTGAAGCCGATATTCCTGCTGCGCTAAAGAAGGACTTAAGTCGAGTTGAGTTCTTGGCTCAGGCATCAAGAAAGTCTACAGGTTCAAGAGCGCAAGCAGCGGCTGATGCTCTAAAAGTTAAGATGTCTGATATTCAAAAGGACTATATTGGGTACGAAGACTTGATTTATGCGACAGTAGAAAAAATCTCTGGTATCAATCCTTACAAGTTTGCCCTTGAGCTAGAACTTGAAAAGGAAAAGGCTAAGGCTAACGCTATCAGCAATGAAGAGAAAAGACGTATGACTATTATTGGGAGTGACTCTGGTAAAGTTTTACTTCCTAATGTTGACCCAAAGAGTGCAATCTACGCTGAGAATTGGCCTGAGATAGAACAACAGATTCGACAAAGGGATGCTCGTGTAGCAGAAGCAGAGTCAGTTGAAAAGCTCTCCAAGCTGAATATACCTGCTGCTACAACTATCTATTATGATGTTGGTGGGGCAGGCAAGGGTATTGCTGTTAACGATGTCTTTACGCTGCTTAGAAACTCTGCAAGGGAGTTTGCTAAAGACCCTAGTGAAGAAAACTATCAAAAGAACCTACAGGCTCTTCCTTTCTTTAGGCAGAAGTTAGTAGATATTCTTATTCAAAAGAGACGGTATATACAAGAGACGAAGGGTCTTGGCGCTCCTCCTTTGGCTGACTTAACAGCTATCGAAGATCAGATACTTGAGGACTTTGATAGGCAGGCATCACTATTCTCAGAAAAGAAGTTAAATGTACTGAATACTGAACTAGAGACTCGTGCCTATGGTGCAGCTAAGTACGCAAACGAATGGCGTAGGAATAATCCTGTTGCTGCCAGACTGTTTGATAACATCCAAATGGCTTCTCCTGAATTACGGCCAGTTATCTATTCTAACTTAGAGAATATGAAAGCGACGGAAAAAGCAGTTAACTCTGCAATTTTCTCAGGATTGACAACCCAAGAAACACCTGAAGGTGGTCAAAGCCTAGCAATAGACTATCTCAAGGGTATGATGGATGATACTTCTATTTCAGAAGAAGAAAAGAATAGCTCCATCAAAGAAGGGTTTAGGAAGTGGAAAGAGGGTGTCTTCCTTGGCACTGAGGTATCAAAGACAATGGCTATGTCCATTGCTGATCCAGTACAAATCAATAGGATTGCTAACGGGTTTGATAATGGAGTAGAAGACTTCTTTACTTACCTAATGGACCCACGTATTGCACAGTCACTAAAAAAGGCTGGTGCTACGGATGAGGAAGTACAGCAGTATGTAACAAGTATTGGTACAGCTTTTGTAGAGAATGAACAAATCCGTAATGAACTGTCTGCTACTTTGTTTAAGTACACTGCTAGGCAGAATACAGGAAGTCTCTTTGTTAATCCAGCTACTGGTGAATTATCCTTTAGGATTCGTCCAGAGATACTTGTACAACAGTCTTCTTATCCCGGCTTTGATCCAAAGAGAGGAAGTCCTAATCAGATTCTAGCGGATAATGTCTTAAAGAAAATTAACCCTTTCTTCAGGAATCTGTATAATGCTCTAGGTAATAGTGATTTAACCGAAGAAGCCAAGGTTGGTATAATCCAGTCTAATATGGCTATCTTAGGTATCCCTGTAGAGATTGCAGGAGAAGTTCAACAACAAGAACAACAGTCAAGTGCTCAAGAGCAACCTAGTTTAGAGAATGTAGCAGTACTAGAGGATGGTACTCAAGTCATACCTACCTCTGGTACAACCACAAGGGCTGAGTTCTTAGGTGTAGATAAGGCTGTAGGTGACCTATACGAAGATAAGACTAACGTAGATACAGCAGTTAAGACAGCATGGGGTGAGGGCCGTGGAGAGACACCTGAAGGCCGTATAGCTATCTTTGAAGTACTACGTAACCGTGCTCTTGCTTCTGGTGAATCTATCGACTACGAGGCTAAGAAGGGTAATGGATCACAGTTTAATGTCTGGAGAGAGAAAGATAAAAACTATAAGGTAGTAACTAACTTTAATGAGAAAGACCCTAACTACGAAACGACAGTACAAGAGTTCTTGACTAGTGCCAATAGTGACATAACCAAGGGTGCTACTCACTACTACAATCCAGATACCTCAAGCCCGCCTTGGGAGAACTTATTCGTAGAGACAGCCCGTATTGGTAAGCATCGTTTTGGTTATCTAAAGAAGGATGATCCTTATCGTAAGAGGCTATCTAAGTATCGTGAGTCCTCTAATAACGATGTAATGAAGAGTGAAAGAGGGTCAGGATCAGGTTTTTTTAGTGGGTTAGTTAATACTATCTTTGGGTCAGAAGCCAAGGATGAGTTAACTCGTGAGGAAAGGGCAACTCTAGGACGTATTGATTATACGAATGCTATCGTTGCAAAGTTTACAGATGACTTAAAGTTTTCTTCGCAAATTCTCTATAGTAGGGATTCTGGAGAAGTGGTAGAAGGGATGTTGTCTGGTCTTCCTAGTGGTGCTCTAAAAGATAAAGACAAGGTTAATCTTATATCAACCTTAGATATTGTTAAGAAGTCACCTATAGCTGCTGTTGGTTTAATAGAGGTCGATCCAAAGAAAGTTGTTTTATACAATAAGGATGACTCTCGTACAACTCTTGGAGGATTTTATAAGCCAACCCAAGATGTCCTTTGGTACAATAAGAATGATCCTAGTGCTCTTTTACATGAGCTTGCTCATAGATCAATGGAAAAGTACAAAGATGAAATTTCTGCGGAAATGGATACCTATATGAATGCACCTGATCTTAAAAAGTACGTAGAGCTACCAGAGTACAATGAGTATCTTGTAAGGTACATGACAGATGCACAACATGAGGGTGAAATAGACTTTGGAAGTAAGGGTAAGGAACAGCTAGAGATGGCTAAAGACTACTATAAAAAGGATATGTTCTTTAGGAAAGCTGTAGAAGCTACCCAAGCTGTTTTCTTAAGGAAGCTAGAGTCAATGCCGCAGGATAAATTTGGAAGAAGGCAGATGTAATGGCTAAACAAGGGTTGTATGCAAACATTCATGCTAAACGTAAGCGTATAGCAGCAGGGTCTGGAGAGAAGATGCGTAAGGTAGGTTCCAAGGGTGCACCTACCGCATCTGACTTTAGGAAGTCTAAGAAGACAGCAAAGAAGAGAGTAACGTAACAAAAATGGCAAAGTTAGAAAAACCATATAGACCTTTTAATAAAGGTGAGAAAATAAAGAATAAAGGTGGTAGAGGTTACTCTACAGAGAGAACAAAAACTATTGGTAATAAGAGGGCTGGTTATAAAAACATCAATACGCTATGGAAAACAAAAAGCGGTACTGTTACGGATATAGGGCATTTATCTGAAGACAGAATTTTAGAGGTAGCAAAAAGCTATGAAAAACGTACTGGGACTTCTTATCCTATTTATACTAGTGCTCCAAAAGCAGTAGAGCAAGCTAAGAAGCGTTCTCGTTCTCAGGGCGCTGGTTCTTCTCGTTCCCTAACAGTTCCTAAACCTAGACCTAAACCAAAGAAGAAAGGAAGGTGATTCAAATGGCAAGACGTATGGGTAAAGCAGCAGACAATCAATACATGGGTGGTGGCACAGGTAACTGGAAGGGTGCACCAAAGGCTCCAGCTAAGAAGACTCCTGTTACAGGAGCAGTTAAGAAGTCTGCACCTAAGCCAATGAAGAAACGTAACATGGAGACTGCTAATAAGGTCAAGGCTGGTCTTTCTAAATCAAAGGCTAAGTCTGGTGCTACTTATGGTAGTCCTAAAAGTAAAGTAGGATCTGGTTCACCACCAGCACCTAGAGACACTACTCGTTCATTGTCATCTAGGTCTGAAGTAAAGGCTCCTGCTCGTTCACTATCTCCTAAGCCAGTAAAA